GGCCGCCGACGCCGGCGGATCACCCGATTTTCAACGGTACCTTCAGGATCGGCATGCGGCGTTCGGGAAGCTCCTCGACGACTGGAGCGACCCCGAGGCCCGCCTCGCCGCCTCCCAACCCCGAGACGGAGGAGGAGTCGGACCTAGCGGGCGGTCTACCCTAGAACTACCGCAAGCCCGCGCGCCGCCCGACCAGAGGGCGGCGCGGGAACGTGCCGCCGAGAGGCGCGCCGCTGGGGTTGAAGCAACCCCTGAAGATCTACCACCGCCGCGCGAGGATCGCCCCCTAGACGCCTCGCGCGCTCAGCGCGACCAGCCCACCGCCGAGAGCCCGCTGTCGCGGGTAATGAAAGACCCCAGGGTTAACGACCCGGTGCGCGCTGCCATCGATGCAGGCGGCAGTCTGCACGATGGGCTGCGGGCGATCGCCAACGACCCCTATACCAACCGGCGCCTGCCGCACGTCGCGGCCTATGCGCGCACTATGCTCCGCCTCGCACCGGATTTGGAGCTACGCCCGTCGGAGACAGTGCGGCGCGGCGCCTTTGTGTCGGACTTAGATCTCACGACAGGGCGGCGCGCCGAGCACATCCAGGTCCGCGAGAAGTCGGCGGAGGTGCTGCTACACGAGGCGACGCATTCAGTTGCCGGACACTACATCGACAGTCTGCAACCCGGCTCGCGTGAGTTTCAGGTGCTCACCACGATCCGCGACGAGTTTAGGCGCGGCGCCGAGGCGCATGGCCGGCTGGGCGACGAGCAGGTTGCCTACGCGCTGAGTAACCCGCACGAGCTGCACTCGATGCTCCGCACCAACCCGGAGATGCACGATTTGATGCGGGGCATCGTGCCCACCGCTGAGTACCGCGCCCGCATGGCGCAGCTAGGCTACCCCGTCGGCCCGGCTAAGTCCCTCTGGCAGTCCTTCGTCCGCTTCATCCGGCAAGCCCTGAAATTGCCGCAGAACGTGACCAGCTTGATGGATCACGTCATGCGCCCACTCGACGACATAGCCGAGGCCGGCGCCCGGTATAACCGTGACCTACCAGCTCCGACACGCGACAGCGTGGTCTACCGGCGGGGCTGGGAGCAGGAACCCCTCGTCGCCAGGACCGAGCGCGAGTTGCCGACCTTCAGCCAGGTTCGTGACTCCGTCAACGAGTGGCGTGAGGGGCGCGCCGGGAACGTCTCCTCCGGTTTCCGCCGAGGTGTGCGCCAGGGCATGCCGACGGAGCAGCTCACCGGGTTTAACCGGCATTTGTTCCAGCCGTCGACCGGTGGGGAGAACCACCTCGATGTGCTGAACCGGGCGATGGAGGGGGTAGAGCGGGTATCGCGGGAGTATGGCGAGCAGCATCAGGCTGCGGTCACCGCGGCGATAAAGAACCTCAACCCCGAGTCCAACCACGTTATGACCGAGGCGTCCCGCCTCGACATGAACCCGGCCCACCCGCCTAATCACCCACTGAATAGCCACAGCCGGGCCACGGCGGACGAGTTCAAGAAGGTAGTGGACGACTACAACAAGCTGTCCGCAGCGCAGAAGCAGGTAGTCACTGACACCTTCGACTTGACCCGCCAGCAGCGCGTCGACCGCGGCGACGCCGCCATGCGCGGCCTCGGCAAAGCGTATCTCGAGGGGGTGAGCGACGCCCAGGTCGAGACGATGGTCCGGCAAATGCGGACGATGGCGGGCGTCGACGAGATCCTCGCCAACGATACCAACCCCGTCGCACGCGCATTTGGCGACCAGTGGAACAGCAATCGCGATTTTGTTAAGGCTATAGCGACGGAGTGGAAGCGCGGCTGGATCAACAATTACGTCCCGCTGCACCGCAACGGCGACTGGGTGGTGACTTACACCGACCCCGACACCGGTCAGCCAGGCATGCTGTCCCGCTACACGAGGCACGAGGCGGAGGTGGCGCGACAAAAGCTAATTGACGAGGGAGCCGAGCCGTCGCTGGTGCTGTCGCGCGAGCGTAGGACGCCGAGCGATATCCCCCGGCTGTCGATCGTCGACGAGTTTGCCGCCAAGCTGGAGCGCAAGTTCGGCCCCGAGGGGCGCGCCCAAGCCGACGCGGCGCGCGAACTCTTGACCAAGGTCATGTTGGACCAGTCACGCTTCGCCGGCACCATGCGGAAGCGCCTAGGGGTGCACGGCGCCGACCCGAGCAAGCTGGGCGAGGCGATGAGCCAGAATTTCCTCGCACTGAAAAACGCGATGGGGCACCTGGAATACGGCCCGCAATACGACGCTGGGCTCGCCGCCATGCGCCGTCACGTCGGCGAGATGGGGCGCGGCGCCAACACGGTGAAAGTCCGCGGCGAGAACCCCACCAGCGCCGACGTGATCCAGGCGCAGCAAGTTCTCGAAGAGTTTCAGCGTCGCAAGCCAGTCAGTGAAGACCCCAACAACATCCTGCTGAAGTCGGTCAACAACGCGACGATGTTCACCTACTTTAAGTTCCTCGCCTCGCCGGCCCAGACCGTGATGAATGGCATCGAGACGTATATGCAGGGTATCCCCCGCATCGGTGCTCAGTTCGGTCTGGGTCGGGCTACGACGGCGATGGCTCGCGCGTCCGCGGAGATCATGCCCCGGCAGTTTGCCCGCGGCCTGGCCGGCACTAAGGACGTGGCGCTGCGGCGCCTCGATCCCGGCGAGTGGAACAGCGGCGATCAGATCAGGGATCACCTGATCCAGAACAGTCGACGCAACGATGCGGCCGGGATCACCGCGTTGTTTAAGCGGCTACAGGACGGCAACCTGATTGGCTATAGCAGCTATCGTGACCTCCAGAACATGGCGAAGGGCACCAGCGGTCGGCTGCGCGGCGCGGTCGACATGGCGACGGATTTTGTCTCGATTCTCCATAATAAGATGGAGGACGCGAATAGGGCGGTGACCGCACTAGCCGCCTACGATGTGCATCTGCAAAAGCACGGCGATCGCGCGGCGGCGATCGACTACGCGGATCGAATCCTGCGTAAGGCGCAGCCTAACTTCAACCTGTCGAACAAGCCACGCTTCGCCACGCCGCAGGGTAGTTTCGGTGCCTGGGGTATCCCCGTCGCACAGTTTCGCCAGCACGGCATGTGGGCATACAGCCAAATGGCCCTCGATATCCGCAACGCCTTCAAGGGCGCCGACGCCGCAACAAAGACCGAGGCCCGCTACGCCCTGGCGTTCACCATCGGCATGCAGACGGTGCTGCTCGGGGCGCTTAACTGGCTGGCCGACCCGCTGCGGTACCTCTGGGGCGCCTATGATTTCCTCTCTGGCGGTAAGCCGCAGAACCACGAACACGATTTCCGCATGGCTGCCGCTAAAATATTTGGTACGACCGGCGGCGAGTTGTTCTCCCGTGGATTATCGCGAGGGCTGGGCTACGGTCCAGACATTTCCCACCGCGTCGGTATGATCAACCCACTCCTGATACCGGAGTTCAAGGGCGACTTTAGAAACCCCCAAGATGTGACCTACGCCGCGGTGACCGCGCTTGCCGGGGCGCCGGCGATCGGTGCGGGCTCGGAGGTTCTGACTGGCCTCGCTAATTTCGGCGCCGGTAACATCACGCAAGCCGTAACCGATCTTGTGCCAAAAGTTATTCGTGATCCGCTCAAAGCTTACCGCGGCGAAACCGAGGGGCAGGTAAGCCGGCGCGGCAACATCCAGCAGACGCCGGAACAAATATCAACCCTCGACACCGTGTACCAAGTGTTTGGCTTCAAGTCTGCGCGTCAGGGCGAGCGCAGCGAACAGACGGGTTCTCAGCGGCAGCTCTTGGATCAAATCAGAACCAGTCGCGAGGCAGCAACAAAAGAAGCGGCGCACGCTCTAATCAATGGTTCTGCGAGCGAGCGACGCGCTGCAAACGAGATGGTTGTTGCTCATAACAGGCGCTACCCCGGCTCGCAGATCGATCCGAAAGATGTCTTCGCTTACCGCAAGCGCGAGATCGAGAGGTTGCGCGACCCCACACTGACATCAATAACTGTTCCCAAGGGGTTGCAGCCGGCGGTGAGACAGGCTGGAGCATTTGCTAACTACTAACTGTGGAGAACGATATGAACCCAGCCGGGCTGGCGCAAGCAGTAGTAGAGGCAGCAAACCCTCTCCCCCAAAATCGGTTTAACGCCGCTCGTGGATATATAGAACGACAACCGTGTATGAACCCACTAGGGCCGTTAGTGTGGACTACCGTCGAGGCGCGAGTGTTTGCAAAAGCGGGGAGCCGTTGGCGGGATATGACCAACGGGGTGTTTTGGATGGTAGGTGAGTGATGGGTTCTTTAATCATCGGATTGTTGTGGGTACTTCTGGCGGTAGTTCTTATCGCTGGAGTGTTCCTCGCCGTGCTCTGGGTATTGCGCTATATCGGTCTGCCGGTGCCGCCCCAGGTAGACAAATTCGGGTTATTGATCATCGCCCTGCTGGCGTTGATCTGGATAGTCACGCTGGTCCTCGGCGGTGCTGCGCCGTTCCACGGGTTATCTCTGAAATGATCACCCGCGGTCGTTGGTCCCCCCTCTATGGACCATCGCGCATCCCCTCGACCGTGCCGCCGGAGGAACCGCCGGCTGGCACCGAGGAAGAGCAATACAGCGCCGACATGCAGCGGCGCATGCTGGAGTTTGAGCTGGACCCCGCCAACTTTTTCAAGATGCCGCGGGGCAGCGGCTAAAGAAAATGGATATACTGGCTGCCGCGTTGTCTCTGATCCTGTTGCACCGGGCGGACGGTGGTGAGGTCGCGGTTATCCCAGCCCACATCGCCAGCATACACGCAAAGGCGCCGCCGACAGACGCAAAAAATAAATTGCTCTCTCCGGCAGCGCGCTGCGTCCTCTGGATGGACGACGGCAAACTACTCGCGGTGTTGGAAACCTGCGACGCGATTAAGAAATTATTGGATGAGGCGACGGGCGAGCTAAAATGACGACGCCAGCCTGGGGAGTCCCAATGACTCAGGCTGGCGTCGGGACGCCGGGGCCGACTGGCAACCCCGGCATCTAGGAGGGAACGATGGATCAGACCCGTCGTAAACTCCTGCTACTGACTATACGGTTTGGACCCTTTCGGGTCAAGATCGTCATAGCTCTGTAGTAGGAGGGGGAGCCGGCGTGAGCCGGCTCCCTATCCCTCCGCTTCACGCTAGCACGTACTTCCGCCCCTCGTTGCGTGCCAGGGTGCCGTTCTTAATCAGCGCAGTCAGTGCGTTGGATACCGCCATCTCGCCTGACTTATCGCCCTTCACGCCGATTGTTTCGAGCAACTCTCCACGCGCGAGCCCCTCCAGTGGAACTTGACGCAGCGCATCGACAATGGCACTACGCCGACTGCCGGGGCGCCGTTGGTTTTGGTGTGGGCGGTGAGCCGCTGGTATCTTCCCAGCCTTAGCCGCCGCATAGGCGTCGATCGCCTGCATGTCGCGGTCGAGCTGCGTCAACTGCGTCTCGATTTCAATCTTCCGCTCGAGCAGTGCATCGCGCTCGCCGTAGATGCGCGCCCGCTCCTGATCCATGTATTGGGCAAAATCGATCATATTCATAGCTCCTTCCTATAAGGGTACTATGAATATACGCAGACCAAACTGTGTTTCAACCAGGATGTGTGAGCGCCCGCGCCAGCGCACCAAACCCTTCCCAGATCGTGTAATCCCCCCAGGCGCGGACCTCGCACTGGGTATCAGCGCTCGCCAACACAGCGACGATGAATCGTAGGTCGGGCTGCTCACCCCGCTCAATCTCGTCGGCCAGCTCGCGAAGCTGGCGGGGGATGTCTCGGTATGCTCCGGCGTCGAGGGGTACGATCTTTGCTGTCATGAATGTGTCCACCTCATATTCAGCGGAGCTAGATGACGGCGGCGTTGCGCCGTCGCGCGGCGGTTGCGCTGCGCTCGCATGTAGATCTGGTCGTCTTCTACCCAGAACACTAGGTCATGCACGAGACCGCAATCGCAGCAGGCGATCCGGTATGTCGGACCGACCGGGATGTCTCGGGTCCAGCCTTCCACCTCGATCTCCTGGGTATATTTAGCTTTCATCGAGGGTCGATCATAGCCGCGAGTTCAAGGTCGGTGAACCTCGTCGTAACGCTTATCCCAGCGCCGTCATGGCGGCTCCTGCGTGATGTTCAGGACGATCCTTGGCTGCCTACCCGGCACTGGCGTCTCGCCGGGTTTGAGCAACCGAGCTAGCCAGTAGGGGATGGGGATCGAGTAGGTACGCTCGATCCGCCCAGGAGGATCGTCAGGGTCGCGGAACTGAATAAACGGAAACCACATAGGCTAGGTCACCTTCAGGGGTTGCGGCATCATCTCGATAACGCATGCTCCGCAGTATTGATAGTTAACGGGTTCTTTGTTCGGGTGGGCTGTAAATTGCAGCAATATCCCGCCACGCTGTAACCCATGTGTGGGGCACTCTAGCCCTTCTTTTGAACTCCACGAGCCGAAATCAAACGGCAAGTACGTAGATGGTGTTTGCATTAGCCTACCTCCCCCTCGTCAAACTTATCGAGGTAGCCCGCAACGAGCCGAATAAACCACGCGCGACGTTGGAGCAGTACCTTTAGAGTGTTACGGTCTTTTTGACTGAGACTATTAAAGTCCTCGACGCTAGGTGCGGTATCGTTGCTGATAATCGGGGGGTTATATTCTTCCTCGCTACTGACAAACTGCACCGCTTTACCGACCCCGGCGAGGACTTTATGGAAGCGCTTCATCAGCCGTTGCTGCGCGATCTGGTCTAGGGTGTAGATCTGAATACGCCCACCGACCTTGTCGACGTGAGCATCGTCGTTGGTCCACCCCGGCGGGTACCCCTCGGCCTGCTGTTTCCCCCAGTCGACGGAGCCCATGCCGCGTTCCTCGCGGGTCATTTCCCATCGGGGCGAGTGCGCTAGCCGGCGTGCCGCAATCTGCTCCAGCGTTAACCGGGGCGGCGGCGCCGGTTTAGCCGGCTTGGCGGTAAGCGGCGACGCTGGCAGTTCTCCAGCCTCCCTGAGCCGCGACTTGAGCCCCGACACAGTGCCGATGGAAACGCCGTGACGCAGTGCAACTTCCTGTTGTGCCATCGGGTTGTTTTTGAGATCGGCGACAATAGCGGCGCGGGTTTCAGCGCTGATTTTACCCGCAACTGGGTAGGACTTCCCATCGGTACCAACCACTTTCGCGGTTTCAGGTGCGGAAGGTTCCGCACCTGAACGAATAGCTGCTGCTACCGTCTTATCGTCGACGTGGGCTAGCTTGGCAATTTGCCGATTGCTCGCATTTGGATTCCGCCTTTTGTATTCGCGGATAATATCCTGCTGCTGAGCGCTGGTTAGGTGCCGGCGCCGCAAATTAGCGCCGATGATATATGCGAACACGTCCTGGTCGGGACGCAGCCGCTCGTAGCGCGGCTCGACATCGGCGATCTCACAGGCTTTCTCGCGGTTGCGCCCGTCGACCAACAAGGCGCCGTCAGATGTCAGCTTGATGGGCTGTTGCAGCCCGTTGGTTTCGATGTCGGTAGCCAGTTCAAACAGCTCGGTTGCCGACATCATGGGGAACAACTCCGCATCAGGGTGATGCGGTATCGGCTCGCGGGGGAAGAGTCGGGTAACAGTAGACATGGGGGGACTCCAAGAAAGAAGGGGCGGGGGTTGCCCCCCGCCCGGTTAGCTACTCGGCGGCCAGTTGCTCTGGCTCATCCGGGCGCTCGATCTGCGGGTACGGATCTTCGACCCCCAGATTGAGCTTCTTTCCTGGTACCGTCTTGCCCTCGCGCCACAGGTTGAACGTCAGCATCGCCAGCGCGAGGATCTTGGTGTCCCCCAGCTTCAGCTTGGCCTTGGCCGAGCCCAGCGGTGCCCCCTTGGCGGTTTCGTGCTCGTCGAGGCGCTTCTGGAGCACCGCGACGGGGTGGGTGGGGGGAAGGCTCTCTTCCGACAACATCGGAAAGAAGTCTTCCAGCACACCCGAGCCATACGCCTCCTTGATCTTCCAGGCGAGGAACGTCGCGACGTTCCTGTCGTCGAGACGGCGTGCCGCCGCGGGGTAGACGTTGCGGACCAGATGCGCCGCCTCGCCCAGCGTCGGATGCGCCTTGGCGTAGTCGAGGATGTCGATGTTGGTGATCGGCGACACCGGCATCCGGCCGTAGTAGTTAAGGTTCTTCTCTTCGTAGGGGATAGCCAGCTTCTTAATGATGTTGCTGAGCTGGTTGCTCAACCCGTTGACCCCGGCGCAGTGCAACGTGTCTTCGCCGGTACGGGACACCCCATTGTCGATGTAGGCAAACAACTGGTCGTTATGCGGCACATCTGAAACAACGTAGCTCTCGAAAGAGCAGTTGGACAGATAGCATGCCATCAAGCGATGACCCGCATCTTCGAGGTCGCCCTGATCGGTGAGAATGATCGACTCGCCGGTCTTCATCCAGCGCTTGTTCGCCATCTGGATGGCGTAACGGAACACGTCAGGCCAGCGCAGCTTGCGATTGTGTTTGTTGCAGAGAAGCAACTGCTCGGCGAGCTGGGGGGTGATCGTGTGCCAGCCATTCGGCAGGTTAATCACCGGGCGCGGCTGAACTGCCGCCCAGGTCCGAAACTGCTCAACTGCGTGCTGGAAGGCTTGTGGTCCCGCGGCGAGATCGACACGCACTTGGGGCTTCCACGGGGTTGCCGTGTCACTCATGGTATAGTCCTTCTATATGCGAGGGATCAATCCGGGGCCGGGATGGCCCCTATTGCCGATCGCCTCATAGGTATAGGTTACCCTTACGGGCCGTGCAAGGAGTTTTTTTGATCGTGGGCTCTGACCGTGTCGATGAAGGACTGAAACGCGCGCTGGTGGCGATAGGCGGCTACGGCGCACTAGCGCGGGCGCTTGGGATTACTAAGGGGGCAGTCTGGCAATGGCGGCAAGTGCCGCCTCGGCACGTCATAACGATCGAGCGGCTCACCGGTATTCCGCGCGAGGTGCTGCGGCCGGACCTGCATCCATCAAGGGAGTAGAGACGATGCACTGGGCCTTGTTGTGGGCGTCGGCGCTGATCGGCGCTGGCGTGGGTATATTCGTAGCCGTCGACACGTTCCTCGACGGCTCCCCCTCACGTAGCCGCGCCGTGTGCGACCGCTACGTGCAGACGCTGTTGCAGTCTACCGATCCGGTCGAGATCGCCCGCGCCGGCATCATCATCCGCGAAATGCCCTGTAGTCTGCGGCGGCGCCTACCCCCTACGAATTAGCAGGTCTTTTACTGGGTTTTTAAAAAATTATCACTGTAAGCGATTGATATTGGCTGCGTTGTGGCGGAACGGCACTCCACGGTACCTATGTCTCTCATAGTCTCAGGAAGTCCACAACTCCTTGATCGGGCTGCATTACGCTCCTATAAGAGTCTCAGTTAGTCTCAGAACGTCTCAGATAATCCCACTTGAATTGTTGGGTTGGACGACGTATTTGACAGATGTGACCGCGGAATCCTCCGCCACATAGAGGGCTGACGAGTTATGGCACGCAGGGCAACGCCGCTGACAGCGCGGCAGGTAGCAACGGCAAAACCAGGGGTCTACGGCGATGGGAACGGACTGTTCCTGATCGTCCAGATGAGCGGCGCACGCGCCTGGGAAGTGCGTTACAAGGTCATCACCAGCCAGAAGCGCCGGTCGATGGGTATCGGCGGCGTCGACCACCCCTACTCTCTGGCAGAAGCGCGCGAGCAGGCGCGCGCGATCCAGAAGGCGGCGAAGCTCGGCATCGATCCACGGGTCGAGCGGGCGCAACAGCGGGGGGAGGCAGCCAAGGTAGACGAGACGACCTTTCGATCCTTTCGATTCTGCGCTGAAGGATATATCGCAAGCCATCGATCTGCTTGGAAGAGCGCTCAGCATGCTCAAGACTGGGAGAGGTCGCTGACCAACCACGCCTACCCTCTCCTGGGTGATAGGCCGGTGCAGGACATTACCGCGCTCGATGTGTTGGAGGTGTTGCAGCCGATCTGGTTGAAGATCCCCGAGACAGCCAGCCGGGTCCGCAACCGCATCGAGCTGGCGATCGACTGGGGCATCGCGATGGGTCATCGCACCAACGAGGCGAACCCGGCGCGCTGGGCCGGTAAGCTGCGAATGCTGTTGCCGTCGCCGACCAAGGCCGCTGCGATGGAGCGTCTCACCAGCGGTCGACGAGAGCATTTCGACGCGCTCCCCTGGCAGGAGCTGCCCGCCTTCGTCGCACGCCTGCGTGAGTACGAGTCCCTAACGGCGCGAGCGCTTGAGTTCACCATCCTCACCGTCGCTCGTACCAACATGACGCGGGCCGCGGAGTGGAACGAGGTCGATTTCGACGCGCGGGTGTGGACGGTCCCGGCGGTGCGGATGAAGATGGGTAAAGCCCACGAGGTACCCCTATCAGACCGGGCGGTAGAAATCCTAATCCAGCAAAAGGAATACGCCGATCGTACTCGCTCAAAGTTTATTTTCCCCGGCGTCGATCCACAACGGCCCATCCACGATAACACAATGTACACGTTTCTAAAACGATACATGGGGCGTGACGATATCACTGTGCATGGTTTCCGCTCTACCTTCCGGCAGTGGGTAGCGGATAAAGAACTGCCACCTGACGCAGCCGAGATGGCGCTGGCTCATACCCTCGGCAAGGTGTTAGGGGCATACCAACGCAGTAAGCTGTTGGACCGGCGACGCCACCTGATGGATGCGTGGGCTAGGTTTATCTCCGGCGAAGACACGACAGTTATTGCGTTCCCAGTTCGAGCTTAGCTAGGAACTCGCTGGGTGGGGTAATAATGATACGTACCCTGCCCAGCTTTACCGTTTTAATTTTCTTGTCTTTGATCAGCCGCCACGTCCCAGCCCGCGAGATACCTACTTTTGGATACCACTCGCTGACCCGCCATCCTTGCTTTTCGTCATTCATATTTATCCCTCGACGGTAGGTCTGATGGTTGGGGGTTATCCTTACGCACATTATCGAGGACGTGCGTTAGCTGCGGGTGTCGTAGATCAAACTCGACACACCGTGTGAGGTACGCTCCTGGTGGGTTAGCCCGGTTGGATTTACCTATCGTAGCGTGTTTAGCAGCGTCAATCTTCCATCTTAGTTCCATATCTTTTCTGAGTTGTTTCCAGTTGATATGATATTTCCTACACCATTCAATTAGAGTGTAGCGGTTGACCCGCATCACCTCATCCTCAAGCGCAATATGTATTTCTATACGTTTAGCATTTTGGTTTGGGTACCGTATCGCAACGGGTATGGTTTTTGTATTAAGATTAGTACTCATAATATCGGTCACTAAAGTCTCTTGCTGGAACGACGATATAAATTTATCCAGCACCTCCTCGGCACCCTGGGCTAGAACTATTGCTTCCCCCCGCTCGCGGCGAAGGCTGTTAAAGTTGGTAAATAAGAAATCCCGCATGCTGGCGAGGTCGAAATTAACTAGTTTTAGGTGAAATGCGTATAAAGCGCCGAGTAAGATACAGGTAATAAATCCAATATAAAACCGCTCGCCAGCTTGTGGCTTAAGTATCTCCACAAGCTGCCTAGTGAAAGTGTGGTAGTCGTTTTGTACTCTATCCATGTTTTGCGCCAGCCACGCTGCGTATACCGCGCCGGCAGTACCACGGTTAGCCTCAAACGCACCTACCAGACTCGTATCCGTATTGCCTTCGTACATTGTTTGGAGGGGGAATGAAAATAAACGCAACGCCCCCGCATCGGTCGTCGCACCAGTCATGTGGATTACATCATCCATAATTTCCTGGTTTGTTGTAATCACACATATGCTACTCCACGCATTCACCTTACGCGCCGCCGCGTTGCGGTCGAGCCGGAGTTTGTCGCTACCCTCCGATATCGAGAACAACATCTCGATAACTCGCTTACTACTATCATCATCGTAAATCCTAATCTCATCGAGGTACTGCGGCATCGAGTGCCACTTACCCAGCCGATCGCTAATAGCGTTGACGGTATCTCGCAGCTTGATGTGGTTACCATGCCACGAGGTCCACACCGACTGCCCCGCGGCGGCAGCGGTGGATTTAGCAGTACCGGACGCGCCATAGGTCGAAGCGATTAGCCCCCCGCCAAAATGCCCGAGCTGGACTAGCGGTGCTGCGAAGGCGGCGGCCACGACGATTTGTATATCCGGCCGATCCTTGATCAGGGTGTTTACCGCCTGGGTCCAAGGCTCACGCTTGCCCTTTGGTGTGAAGTCAGCCGCCATGATCGGGTCGGAACAGACAATCGACCGGGTGCTGCCATCGGGCTGGTACAATATGTCCCCAACAGCAAACCCGGCCTTGCTCCAGGTACAAGGTTTGATATCGTCATGCACCTGCATCATATTTTCTAAATGTTTGATCCAGGCCACGAGAAATCTCCCAAACGTCTTTGCTTCGTGATCGTGTAGTGTGATGTGCTGCCGCGCAAAATATTGTCGAGCATGCTGCTCGGTAGGGATCGATACCTCGTCGAAATAAACATAATGTCCAGGGTTGTGGGTAAAAGACAGACGATACCCTTCCGCTAATTTGATCAACCGCGGTGCGACGACCATGCTTTTTATCACCGCCACCCAGTCGGCCTCGCCCGACTTGTCGACCAGGCGGGCCTCGAGCCAGCCCTGGGCGCGCCGGTAGCCCACCGGCATATCCCAGTTCTCGACACCGAGGCTGAGCGGCGAGCGGATGTGGCCCCAGTGCGGGCAGCTCGGACACACGTCTCGCCGGTAGCCGTGGTATTTGGTGCAGGTGGGAAGCCCCAGAGCCTTGCGGGTGCGCTCATCGTGCGCTCGCTGCAACTCCGCGTCGGTGTCAGTCCTCGAGTAGGCAGCGTGCCCCTGCCCCAGCCGGTGCGCGTACTCGTCGCCGTCAACGCACCCGGTTGCTAGCGTGACGTGCCCCAGGTACCAGAGGTCGCGTGAATCCTGCGCGCCGCCGGTCGCCAGCGAGGTCTTTACTTGGGCGCAGCGCTCGGCGATCAATGCCATGTAGTGCGGCCGGCGCTCGATGCCGGTCTGCACCGCGGCGTTGAGCCCCTCGTGCCCAGCGAAGGCGCTGGAGGGGCCTCCGCTCAAGCCGCTGTCGGTGGGTTCGCGCTGTTCGACGAGGTGCTTGTAGGGCGCTAGGGCGGCGTCTAGCTCCCCCCTGTCAATCGGTCCCATAATTTGCCGCTGGGGTGAGCGTGTCCCATAGGACTGTAACCGGCATCGGCTGCTCTGGGATTTTATGGTTGCGCGTGTTAGGAGGGCGCAGGATGCGGCTAGCGTCGCTGGTAATCTGGACATCGCCAGGAGCCTTATGGGCGATCAACGCCGCCTTCACCAACTCAGCACGAGGCTGCCACTCAACACGTAGGAAAGTTTGGTCAATGACCCAATACAAGTGTACGCCGTAACCGCTGCGTATGGCTAAATTAGGTTGTGGTATTTTCAAATTGGCGACGAAGCTTCTAACCTCATTTAAATTAGCAAAGCAACGAGATGGGTCTTTACCATCACCATCGCGTTTAATATCGGCGTCATACCAAAAACATTGCAGTCGATCGACATTGGCGTGGGTCCGTTCCCCCTTGTATTTTGGGTTTCCCAGCGGATCGTGTCCCGTAGCCTCCGCTAATTTAAACGATGCCGGGGAATACCAGACATCCATGTTCTTGCCATCAGCCCAGCGGATGAACGAGGCCGCTTCCTGGGTGCTTGCTCGGGGAAAAAATCTTGTCCCCATCGGTTTACCCGGCCCCTTGTAGCAGACTGCGAAGAACGCACCGGGCGCAACAACGCTCGCCAGAAATGTGGCGGTATCCATCAGCAAACCCCTTGGGAAAAGAAAGCGGGGCTTTAAGCCCCGCTTGTAATGGCTAGTCGACGCGGGTCGCTAGCAGTGCGTCAATGGCAGCGTTCAGCCCGGCGGGTGCCGTGGATACCGGCGACCCGGCACCGTTAGGCGAGGGCGGCTCCGGCGCTGTTCTTACACCCGGTGACGCGGAAAGAGGGGCAGTATGCGAAGCCGGCGCGTTGCCCGACGGCGCACCGGCAGCGATAGGGGCGGCACCGCCAAAGGTGGC